GCGTTGATGTTGAATATGGCGGACAACATGGCCCGCCGCGGTGTGCCGGTCGTTTACTTCAGCCTTGAGATGCCCGCCAACGAGTTGGCCGCTCGCGTTGTCTTGAGCCGCGCTGAGACCAACACCGAGATCATCCGCAACGGCTTCCTTACCGCATCCATGAAGCACCGTATCATGGATGCCGCCACGCAGTTTGCCAGCGAACCGCTCTACGTTGATGACCGCGGCGGTCTGACGCTCCTCGACATCCGCGGCCGCGCCCGCCTAGCCGTCCGCCGCTGGGGCGTGAAAGCGATCTTCGTCGATTACCTACAGCTCGTCAGCCACTCCGGTGCGCAGTCGCGCGAAAACGAAGTCGGCTTCGTCTCCCGCGGGCTGAAGGCCATGTCGATGGAACTCGGCATCCCAGTAGTCGCCGCCGCGCAGGTTAACAGGCAGGCCGAAAACCGCAGCGACAACCGCCCGAAGCTCTCCGACCTCCGCGAGTCTGGCAGCATTGAGCAGGACGCCGACATCGTTTGCCTCGTCCATCGTCCCGCCTACTACGCCGTGCAGGATCAAGAACCCGATCCGCAGGACGCCGAGCTGATCGTTGCCAAGCACCGCGCCGGCCGCACCGGCACACTCAACCTCACATGGCGTCCGAGCCTCACGCGCTTTGAAGGCACTGCCCCGGTCGGCCGCACCAGCGACAGCGATGGCTCGGTCTACGCGCCGGCGAAACAACTTTGGGAGGCCATCAATGAATAGCGAAACGCTTCGTCGCCGCAGCATGTCGCGCCGCTGTGGCAGGGCGTGGAAGTATTCGCGTCCAAGCTGGCCGGTCATTGTGCAGCTTAAAGATGAGCGCGCTTATGCCTGGGGTGGAATGTGGATTCACCCGTGCGGCATTAGCTACCAAGAGCCGCTTAAAGACGGATTTGAAGAGGGTTGGGGCGAAGAGCGCTGCAGCTGCGCACTATGCTCAGAATTTCGACAGGAGTTTTGCTCATGATCAACTCCCGTCAGAAAGGCGCCAGCTTTGAGCGCGAAGTCGCCAAGGCATTGACCGCCGAAGGCTTTCCCGCCAAGCGCGGAGCGCAAGTCTCGCAAGGCGCTTGGGGCGTCAGTGCGCCCGACGTCATCGTGCCCTGCTTGCCGGATTTCCACTTCGAGTGCAAGCGGCATGGGCGCGCTCGCTTTGATCTTGATGCGGCCGTCGATCAGGCGCGCCACGACGCGGGTTATTTTTACGGCGGCAGCCGAAAGATTGCCGTCATCCACCGCAAAGACCATTGCGACATGCTTGTCACCATGCCGTTTGAGGACTTTGCCGCTCTCGTGCGTCATTCCGACTTTCCCGTCCAACCAAAAACACAAACACCAACCACATGAAAACCAAAAGAGACATCATCGAACTAGGAACAACGCCGGTCGGCACCGCCGTCTATGCGTGGCTTGACAAGCCCGACCCCATGGGCAGCGATAGCCAAAACTACACCCCGAAATTCAAGGTCACAATCGACTTTGAGCCGGAGGACATTGAGGAATGGCTCAACAACTTCAAGGCAAAGACCAAGGAGTTCGTCACAGAGGAGTCCAAGAAAAACGGCAAACAATACACGCCCAAGCAACTCTGGTCCGAAGTTGACGGCAAGATCCGCGTCGTCTTCAAGTCCAACGTCAAGCCGGACGGCGGCCGCTACTTCAAGGTCTACGACGAAGAGGTCAAAGAGACCGACCGCGCCGTCTGGAGCAACAGCAAGCTGCGTGTCAAAGCCCTCGGCATGCCTTACGCCATGGCCAAGGACAATGCCGGTATCAGCCCGATCATCGGCGCCATCCAGGTCGCCGAGTTCTCCACGGGATCTGGCGGCGGCAAGGCCGACTTCGATCCGATTAAGCCCGACTTCAACACCGAAGAATCTTGGTAGCCATGCCTGCCAAAACAACGGCCAAAAGGGGGGCGGCAAAACGCCGCCCCCCAAAGAAAGCGCCCGAGCCGGCGCCAGATCGCTTCACCGAAGATGGCAAGCGCATCGTTAAGCTCGAGAAAACCCGCGCGCACCAGCGCTACATTCTCAAAAACGGCACGCAAGTTCCCGGAGCTTCAACGATCTGCAAAATCGGCGACGACAACTCCTCGTTGATTCACTGGGCCTGGCAATTGGGCATCGACGGCATTGACTACAGAAAAGCAAGAGACCAAGCAGCGGACATTGGGACGATCTGCCATTTTATGATTGAATGTTTTTTGCACGGTCATGTGGCGGACCTTACTGAGTTTTCGCCCGCGGACATTGAACGCGCCACCGTGGCGTATGGCAATTTCCGCAAATGGTGGGACGAGGAAGGCTTGGTCGTTCTTGAGCCAGAGGTCCAGCTTGTCAGCGAACAGCACGGCTTTGGCGGCACCATCGACGCCCCAAGCAAAGACCGCCACGGCAACATCGTGTTGCTCGACTGGAAGACATCTAAAGGCATCTGGCCTTCGCATCGTTTCCAGTTGGCAGCTTATGAACGCCTCTGGAATGAAAACCGTCCAGACCAGCAAGTAAGCCGGCGCGCCGTTGTCCGAATTGGCAAGAATGCCGAAGGCGACTTTGAGGTCGGCTGGATGGCCAGCAGCGAAGCCGAGTGGCGCGTATTCCAAAAGCGCCTCGAGCTTTACTACGCCCAAAACGACTACAAGAAAGCCGCCTAAATGAAACGCACCCGCCGGTTCGTCGTCCGAGAACAGACATTTGGTCTGGTCGTGGAGTTCTATTGCGGAACTCCCCAAGCGTCGGCGATCCGGCGGTGTGCGAACATTCTCCAGCTTGACCCCAAAGACCCCGACAACCAGCCCGACGACAGCGACGCCGCCTGGGCGATGTGTTGCGGAGGCCAAGCGGTCGTTTGGATTGAAGACGCCTCAGACACCGGATCGCTCGTCCATGAGCTGTATCACGTTGTGCAGGATTTCCTAAAGCACATCACCAGCAGCGACGAGGAAACCGGCGCTTACTTGATCCAATACCTTTTCCGAGAAGCCATCAGAAAAAACAAACCATGAAAAAACCCGCAGGACTATACGCCAACATACACGCCAAAAAAGCCCGCATCGCCGCCGGAAGCGGTGAACGCATGCGCAAACCCGGTTCTGCCGGCGCGCCCACCGCCAAAGCCTTCCGCGCATCCGCCAAGACCGCCAAAGCGCGCCGATGACCTCCGGCGCCCTCATCGCCTTGGTCGGCTTCATCTACTTCGCCGTCGCCATCGACCTCGGCCTCATCCAACACCGCTACTGGCACGGTCTCATATGGCTCGGCTATGCGGTGGCGCAAATTGGGCTATGGAGGGTAACCATTTATGACTAAGCCCCGAGATATGTACGACCTGACGAGTCATCCGACCGACACGCCAGAGATCAAGGCCAAGCTCAAGCAGGCTATCAAACTTTACAACGAAGTCGGCCGCGACCGCGCCAGCAACAATTTGCCCGCCCTCGTCGCCGCCTTCGCCGCGCGCAAGCGCAAACAATCAAAATGACTTTCAAGTTGCAGGCTCAAGCGGGTTCTCGCCGGCGTTCATGTGGTGTGACGCCGCGGACCATCTCCGGGATGCCCAGCTCCACCGAGCGAGACGAGTGGGGCGCCTGCACATCTTTTCCATGATCTCTTGGCCACCCCAAAACTTCCGCGTTGAAGTAGACGGCATCGGCACCTGCCGAGTGCTCTACGTTGTCACGCAGGGCGGCATGGAGAACGACTACGTCACCGTCTGCCGCGAAGACAACGGCCGGTGGCTGACCGCGCGCATCGACCAGCTCGCTGCCGCGGAGAATCCGACTTTGGACATTTTGGGCGCTGGCACGGCTTAACAAAATCGGCCCTGGGGAGGACCGAGCGCTAACCAGCCAGCGCCCATTTACATTCATGCCAGAACACCCTTTAGTCGTAGCTTACGGCGGCGGCACCAACAGCACCGCCATGCTTTGCGGCTTCCGCGAGCGCGGCATCCGCCCTGCGCTGATCCTGTTTGCCGACACGGGCGGCGAGTTGCCGCACACCTACGAGCATCTGCGCTTCATGTCGGACAAGTGCGAAGAGTGGTTTGGCCTGCCGATTGAGACGGTCTTCAAGACTTACAAGGGAGAGTTTGAAGGACTGGAAGGCGAGTGCAAGCGCCGCCAACAGTTGCCGAGCCTTGCCTACGGCTACAAAGCCTGCTCGCTGAAATACAAACAAGAGCCGCAGCGTAAGCGCATTAGGCGGTGGATGGACGCCAACGACTGCAAGACCGTAACGCAGGCGGTCGGCTTTGACTTTGCCGAGGGCCACCGCGCCACTTATGTCGCCAGCAACGATCTGGGCAGAGGGCGCACGGCGGTCAACTGGTTCCCGCTGATTGAGTGGCAATGGGCGCGCAAAGAATGCGTTGATGCCATAGCCCGCCACGGCCTCCCGCAAGCAGGCAAGTCCTCCTGCTTTTTTTGCCCCGCAATGAAGCTGCGCGAAATCTTGAGACTCCGTGACCAAGCGCCGGAATACTACCAGCGGGCGATTGCGCTGGAGGACAACGTCAAGGTCAAGGGGCCGAAGGAAGGGCTGGCATTTGGCACCAAGTGGACGGAGATCGTCAAAGCGGACGACGATCAGCTCAAACTTTTCGACTGGCTGGACAAACACGACCCGCACCATGTGCCGTGCGGGTGCTATGACGGATGAACGAACATCAAACACGCTTCAAGCCCACACCGCACCCCGTCATGCAGGTCGATCTCGACTTGCTTGAGAAACTAGGGCCGGACGAAGGCTGGAAATATCTCAAAACACGCGAAGAACTGATCGCCCGCGAGGCATCAGACCCGTTTCGCTATGGCTACATCCCGCCGGTGTGGAAGCGCGCGTCTGAGCTGCTCGAAAAGCACCGCGAGATCCTCGTCATGGGCGGAAACCGGAGCGGCAAGACCGAATGGGCAGCGAAGGAAGTCATCAAGACCATGTATTCCAAGCCCGGGGCCGTTGTCTGGTGCTTCCAAACTACTGCGCCCAACTCCATTGAGCTGCAGCAGCCCCGCATTTGGAAATATATGCCTCCCGAGTGGAGGAACGCGCGCAAAGGCCAAGTCACGAACATCACCTACAGCGTCAAAGGTGGCTTTACCGAGGCAAAATTCGTTGCACCAAACCAAGCGGTCTGCATTTTTCGCAACTACGCCCAAGACCCAAGCACGATTGAGGGCGGCGAGATTGACATGGCTTGGGCGGACGAGCTGGTGCCGCTGGATGTCCTTGAAACCCTCCGTTTCCGCTTGGTGGACCGCAATGGAAAGCTCGCCGTCACCTTCACGCCGGTGCAGGGCTGGTCGCCGACCGTAGCTGACTACTTGAGTGGTGCAAAAAATGTGCAGGAGGTGGACGCCGAACTACTGCCGCAATACAAGCAGTGCCTCGGAGTCACAAACGGAGTGCTCGCAGGGTACGAACAGGTGCCCATTGAGCAGATCAATCCCAAAGGCCGCCCGATCCTCTACTTCCACACCCAAAGCAATCCCTGGGCCGGCTGGTCGCGGATGAAGAAAGAGCTGCAGAGCGAAACCAAGGAAAAAATACTGTGCCGCGCTTACGGCGTGCCCACCAAAGCCATCAGTGGCCGGTTTCCGCTGTTCAATCCGAAGGTCCACGTCATCCGCCACAGCGTTGTCCCGCAAGGCACCCGCTACCACTGGGTCGATCCGGCGTCTGGCAAAAACTGGGCGATGATCTGGACGGTGCATGACACATCCGGCCGCATCGTTGTCTACCGCGAGTGGCCCGACCAAACGTCCTACATCGAAGGCATTGGTTATGCCGGCGAGTGGGCGCTGCCGGACGGCAAGAAGCTCGACGGAAAGCCTGGACCCGCACAGCAGGACTTCGGCTTTGGCTTAGAGCGCTACAAAGACGAAATCCTCCGCGTTGAAGGCGGTGAGGAAATCTTTGAGCGCTGGATGGATTCGCGCTACGGCAACGCCCGCACGCTGGGCAAGGAATCCCCGACCACGCTCATCGATGAGATGGCCGACCTCGGCATGCTCTTCACCGCAACACCTGGCGACAGCATCGATGAGGGCGTCAGCATGATCAATGACGCCCTGTCATACAACCCCGAGAAGCCGGTGGACGCGCGCAACCAGCCGAAGCTCTACATCAGCGAAAACTGCAAGAACGTCATTCACTGCATCCAGACGTATACTGGTGCGGACGGCAAGCGTTCAGCGAACAAGGACTTTGTAGATTTAATTCGTTACGTTTGCCTCTCCGACGCCATCAACGTCGAGGGCGACATCCTGCGATCAACCGGAGGAGGCAGCTACTGATGACCATGTCGCCGCCATCGCCGCCGTGTCGTCTGCGCCCGCGCCGCCGAGGAAACGATGCTCCCAAGTGCGGCGTCTGCGCCAAGCCGCTTCGTATCGGCGAGGTTCACGGCGAGGACTTCCAGCTCGGTATGATCTGCACCGAATGCGGCCCGCACGTCATAGCTGCCATCTGGCAGCTTGAGCGCATGGTACATCGCCGCTAATTCGCCAAAAATGACGACTTAACCCATACGAACGACTGCATTCGCCATTCGCAAACTACGAATATGACTATGTTCACCAAAACCAAAACCATCCCCATCGACATCTACCGCGTGCAAGAAGACTTCGACCGCGAGGGCGCTTTGGCCTTCAGCCGGGAGCAAGCGCCGCCCGCATATCTCGCTGTCGTCCTCGAGTTGCAGGACCGGATCGCCGACGCTACTACGCTAGTCGCTACCATGGCCACCGCCAAAGAACCCGGCTACCTGTCCCACGCCGCCGGCCAGCTCTGCTCCCTGCAGGAATTGTGGGACGCCCTTGAGACCCGCCGGGAGGCCGCGGCCAAGGTTCAGTAGTTCCCGCTCGGGAATAGTCAAGCGAAGTATCGCACAACGATATCGTCCTGCAAAAAGAATGCTGGACATTTGTCCAGTAGTGTGAGATAATAGACGTATCAAAGTGGAGTAGTGCCCTCATGGCACGCGAGGTTTGATCGGTCTGGATGACGTACATCCTGGTTCCTACTTGAGAGGTTTAAGCTCATGGCGACAGATGACGCGGCTCCGG